TAATAAATTCATTTAGTACTGAATTTAATAAATTGAATACCTATTCTTCTGATGTTATTTTTTGGAAAACTGGATTATCTACAATTATAGAAAATGCAAGAATTTCTCAAAATTCTATTTCAATAAATAATAATTTATTAATTACTGGCAATAGACCTACTGTCAATTCAACAGGTATTCTTTTAAGCGGAGAAGCGACAACGCAAGATTATGTAACTGGTATAAGTGGTGGATTACAAACTCAAATTACAACACTTAATAACGCTACGGGATCTTATGTTTTGGATTCTGAAACTGGTAATTTTATTACAAATAATCAGACAGGTTATTTTTATCCCGTTTCTAATCCATCAGGATATATTACTGGTGCAGTTGTACGACCAAGTGAAACTGGTAATTTTATTACTATAAGTCAAACTGGAACTTTTTATGCTGCAAATAACCCTTCTGGTTTTATAACGGGAGTAGATCTTTCTACCTATGTAACAGGAGATGTGGTGCGTCCAAGTGAAACAGGTATATTTATTACTCAATCTCAAACTGGAGTTTTTTATCCAATTTCTAATCCATCAGGATATATAACTGGAATTAATCTTTCATCTTATGCAACAATTAATTATACAACTGGCATAAGCGGTGAATTGCAAACTCAAATAACTAGTCTGAATAATCAAACAGGTTCTTATTATCCAAGAACTAATCCTTCTGGTTACATTACTGGGATTGATTTATCATTTTCTGGAAATTATTATACAAAAGGCGAATCTGAATCTAGATATGTTAATACAACTGGTACAGAAACAATACTTGGTGATAAAACTTTCCAAGATAAAGTATACATAAATAATCTATATGTAACTGGTCTTGAAACAATAGTTAATACAACCAACACAAATGTTGCAAGTAATTACATAACGCTCAACTTAACTGGTGGGGCAGTAGATGGCGGCGTATTCTTTATTACTGGATCTGGCTTAACTGGAATAAATGATTCGGGCGCGATTATTGGTTTTGATCATTCTGATGAATTTAAGTTTGGTATTTCAACTAGAGCAAGTGATTTAAGTACTTTAAATACTATCGCTTCTGTTGAGCAAATGACGGGAATTAGTGGTGGATTACAGACTCAAATCTCTACATTAAATAATCAAACAGGAGGTTATGTTTTAAAAATAGAAAGTGGTCAATTTTATCCAATAAGTAATCCTTCTGGATTTATAACTGGTATCGATCTTTCTTCTTATGCAACCCAATCTTATGTAACTGGTGTAAGCGGACAGCTACAATCTCAAATAACTAATTTAAATAATTCCACTGGATCTTATGTTTTAGATTCTGAAACTGGTAGCTTTATTATTACAGCACAAACTGGCATATTTTATGCCGCGAGTAATCCATCTGGTTTTATAACTGGCGTTGATCTTTCGTCTTATGCAACAACTGTTTATGTAACAGGAATAAGTGGTGGATTACAAACTCAAATAACTAACTTATCCAACGCCACTGGTTCTTATATTTTAAATAGTCAAACTGGTCAATTTTATTCAATATCTAATCCTTCTGGATATATCACTGGAATAGATAATTTAATTTATACAACTGGAGATCAAACAATTAGTGGTATTAAAAACTTTGCTACCCGTCCAACTATAAATGGTACTGGTGTTTTACTTAGTGGAGAGGGTGGTGGTAGCACATGGTCACAAAATGGCGCTAATATATATTATAATAATGGTAATGTCGGCATTGGAACATCTACACCAACAGTTAGTCTTGAAGTTACTGGTATGGCAATAATTCAAGATGATGCTATTTTTAATGGTAATGAAAATACAATGCCTAATCAGACGCTTGATGCTGGTGATAATAGTATAATGACCCGTGGTCTAACTAAGTTGGACATGTTGATGAATGGTCCAGTTCAGTTTTCTTTGGGAGCTGCATCTAGATCAAATACTGCCAATGCTAGTACATCTCTTACACAAGGACTTATTAATTTACTAGCTGGAGGTGCAGGCTCGGTAGCTGGTAATAACTCTAAAGCGTCTTGGGATTATTTTGCTAATATCGCGGGTTCTGGAGAACCAGGAATGAGATTAACTACCAAATTTGCTATATCTGTATGTTTAAATGGTGTATTAAATCTTAGTGGAGCTTCATATATTCTACACGTAGGTACAATAGGAAATGATGGACTACTTACAGGTGTAGGAGTTGCTCTTAAAGTAAATGTAAATGAAATGGTTTTACAGGTTTATGATACAGCGCTAAGAACTGTATCAATTCCTTCGGGTGGTATATATGCTCAAGGAATAATAAAATTGGTTTTAGTTTGGGATGGCATTACTAAATTAGAAGTTTACGGTTCTAAAGATAGTACGCAACCATATCAACCACCAAATGTATCTCTTTTAGGCACTCTAACTTTATCATCTAATGCTCCATTTAGCTATTGTTCTGCTCGTTCTTTTGATATAACCAATATGATTAATGTTGGCGCTACAGAATCAAGAACTATTCGCATTCGAGATATTAAAGCATTATACACATTTTAATTATGCAACTAACAAACAAAACACAAACTGAAAAAAATATCAGCAATCTCGAAAAGCGTATTGATAAAGCAACATTAGCATTAGCACAAACCGTTAACGCTCTTAATTCTGCTTATGAATGCGTTTGGACTTTACCTGACGAACAGTTAAGAGAGCTTTTACAATGTCTCTTTGATAATAATAAGTTGCAAGATATCTTTAATATCCATGCGCAATCTGCGGCTAATATTAATGCACTTCTTGATGCAATTAATTATTCTGGAGCAAGAGCTAAAGAGGGTGCTGGTCGTGAATATACTATTACAGATGGAGTTATTAGTGTAACTCCTTTGTTGGAATTAGAATCAGTTATAACTATAGAAGATTTTAACTAAGGTATTTTTTTAATATTTCATTGATATGAGTAAACAAATTAAGATTAATATTATCCCAGATCAAAGTGTTTGTATCAACCCAATCACTTCAAGTCAAGGTATTAATATTACGCCAGATCAAAATGTAATTATAAATCCAATTACTTTAAATCAAGGTATTATCAATCATTCAGTTACTCATCAATCTGGAAGCAGTGATGAATTATTACATAATTTATTAGGAGGATTACAAGGAGGATTTACTAATCAATATTATCATATTTCATCTGGGCAATATTTTAATTTAACTACTGGTGATGTAGTTCGTCCAAGTGAGACTGGTCAATTTTACCCAATGTCAAATCCATCTGGATTTACGACTGGAGGAGATTTATCTCTTTACGCCACAAAGTCTTTTGTTACTGGAGTAAGTGGTGTTTTACAAATACAAATAACTAATTTAAATAATCAAACAGGTTCTTATTATCCAAGAACCAACCCTTCGGGTTATATTACTGGAATTGATTTATCTCCTTATGTTTTAGACTCAGAAACTGGAAATTTTATTACAATTAATGAAACTGGACAATTCTATTCATCCAGCAATCCAAACGAATATACTTCAATTAGCTATGTTACTGGAGTTAGTGGTGATCTTCAGTCACAAATAATTACTTTGAATGATCAATTACCTTCATTTTATCCACGTTCTAATCCTTCTGGTTATATTACTGGAGTAAGTAATGCGGTTTTTACAATTGGGGATCAAAATATTAATGGAACTAAAAATTTCACCACACGTCCAACAGTTAATTCAATTGGTGTTCTTTTAAGATCTGAAACAGGAATCTTTTTGACTGACAGTGATTTATCTTCAGTAGTATTTACCACGGGTAGCCAAACAATTAATGGAACTAAAATATTCGCAACTGGTTTAACTATTCAATCAACCTCAAATCAACTTACATTAAGAACAGGAAATGCTGGAAATACAATATCCATTACAGCTCCGACAATTAATGCAAACCGCATATATACCCTACCAGACGCAGGTGCTCCTGCATCATTTTTATTAACTGCTGGACAACAAACAATTGTAAGTTTAAAAAACTTCACTGTTCGTCCAACTGTTAATGCAATAGGTGTTGCTTTGGTTTCAGAAATTACTAATTTAGTATATACAACTGGTGATCAAAAAGTAAGTGGAATAAAAACATTTGGCGAAAATAATAATATCTATAATTCAGCTCATTCTCATATATTAGGTGGTGAAGTAAATATAATTTCTGGAGTTACTGGTAGTGGTTTAGGTGTGGGGAATGTTACTAGTTATACAGGATGTTTTATTGGCGGTGGAAATAAAAATGATATTATAAGTGCAAATTATTCTATCATTGGTGGGGGGCAAAATAATCATATAAGCGGAGTGACTGGAACTGGCACATTAGGTAATATTTTTATTGATAGAGTGTTTTATTCAACTATAGTGGGTGGGCTTAGAAACGATGTATTTAAAAATTATGGATCTATAGCAGGTGGTCAAGATAACACAATTAGTGGCGATCATTCATTTATTGGTGCTGGAAGATTTAATTCTGGTTTTGGTGATTATTCTGTAATAGTAGGTGGAGATAAAAATTTAATTGAATCAAATGTGGATTTTGGATCTATTCTTGGTGGTAGAAGAGCTTTAATTAATTCAAACCATAATGGAGCTACTATACTTACTGACGGACAAGATAGAGATCATATTTCTAAAGGTTCACATACTTGTTCATTAGATTTTGCTAGTGGAGTTTATTTAAGACTTCCATCCTTTACTGGTGTTAAAAATCAAACTGGAAATCTTGGTGAATTAAAAGTTAGTGGAGAGTATTTATATATTGCAACTGGTCAAAATACATGGGGACGTATTCAAATTTCAACATTCTAAAATTAAAAATAAAATAAATAATAATTATGAACAATTCATTTAAAGTATACGATTTAATTTGTGATAATATTTATACACAGAATATTTTAGGTAGTGTCAATTTTGATACAGTGCCAAAAGTAAGCGGAAATAATTTTATTTATAGTTTAGGTGGAGTTAATTCTGTTTTAAAACTAACTCAAGATCAATATGATCAATTAATACCTGATCAAAATACACTTTACATTATAACAGAATGAGTATATTAAATGATGCATATGACATTAGAATTGGGGATGGTCCTGTAGATTTTGTATATTTAGGTGATCAATATATATGGCCACCAATTGGAAGTGGTTTTTGGACTTTTGATGCACAGCCATCGACTCTTTCTGGTATGACGCTTGGATTATCTGGTAATAATAATTCAATTATTTTTTGGGGTGATGGTAAATATAATAGAGCCAAAAATTTACAGTCAATAAGCCATACTTACATATAAAAAACCCCAGTCTTTCGACTGGGGTTTTCTTAGTTAATGTGTTATATATTAGACTTGAACTGCACCCATTGAAAGGCCAGACAAGCTGCTCTTAGCGAGCTTACGATGGCTATAACGATTTCTGTCGTAGATAGTAACATAGCTTGGAGACTCAGAAACAAACTGAGCGTTAATGCTGTCACCAGTCTTTGTAGTAAGGCCGAAGAAACGACCACGACTATTACGCATAGCCTTGACAATCTTGTTTTGATTAGTAGTACTCATATTGTGAGATAATCTTACCCTATCTTAATTGATTTGTCAATAACTTTTGCAGAAATTTTCTTCAAATCTGAATTTTTAATGATTAAATCAGCAATTGGAACCTCAATTTCTGAACGAATAATTGAATTCAAAGATCTAGCATTAAAGTCCTCGCCAATTTTAGAAACAATAAATTGTACGAGATCCTTTGAAATGTTTAATTTAATGTTTTTAGAATTTAAATTATTTTTAATTTGTTCGATTCTTTCATTTACAATACTAATAAACTGCTGAGGTTTAAGAGGATTAAATACAACAATTTCGTCAATTCTTGCAACAAGTTCTGGTTTCAGTTGTTTTTTAATTGAGCTTTTATAAGACTCTTTATAGTCAACTTCTTGTTGTACAAAACCCATTGATTTTGATTCAAGATCCTTAGCGCCAATATTGCTAGTTAAAATAACAATAGAGCTTGTAAAGTCAATCTTACGATTAAGATTATCATTTATACATCCTTCATCTAAAATTTGAAGTAGTAAATCTAAGATGCTTCTATCGCATTTTTCAGCCTCATCAAATAAAATAACACTATTTGGATTATGACGAACAAATTCAGTAAGAAGTCCTCCTTCTTCAAAACCAACATATCCAGCACTTGTTCCAATTAGTTTAGAGATTGAATTTTTCTCTTGATATTCACTCATATTAATTTGTAGAATATTTGATTCATTACCGAAAAATTCTTTAGCAATATTTTTTGCAGCAAAAGTTTTTCCAACACTTGTAGGGCCAACAAAAAAGAAACTAGCAATTGGTCTGTTTGGTTTATTGAATCCAATTTTGGCACAAGCTAACGTGTCATAAATTTTATCAATATTTTCTGATTGACCGAAGATTTTAGATTTTAAATTATCTTTGAATAAACTAAAGGTGTTTTTAGCTGATTCTTTAATTGTTTCAATATTTACGCCACTCTTATCGGCAATGACATTGTAGATATCATTTTCTGTTACTTCAAATTTTGTCTTAGCGATTTTATACATCCAGTTTTCCATAACTGTAGAATACTTATCCATTAGTAATGAACATTGAATTTGATTCTCTTGAGAAAAATCTTCTTCTTTGGAGTTTAAAAATGTTTTCAATTCGTCTTCAAGCTTTAAAGCTTTTTGTGGACGTTTAATTTTTTTAATTTTAACTCTTGAGCAAGTTTGATCAATTATATCAAAAGCCTTATCTGGAAATCTTTTATTTGAAAGATACTTTGCACAGAGATTGATTGTTAAATTAATCAATTCATCAGAGTATTTAACATTGTGATATGATTCAAAAGAGCCAATTGAAGCCTTTACCATTTCAAAAACTTGAGATTTATTAGGCTCATTCACCTTGATGATGTCAAATCTTCTTGATAAAGCGCCGTCTTTTTCAAAGAACTTCTTATATTCTGAGTAGGTGGTTGCTCCAATACAGCGAATATCTCCACGTGCAAGTGCTGGTTTGAGCATGTTTGCAACGTCCATTGAGCCTTCTGAGCTTCCAGCGCCAATCATTACGTGGATCTCATCAATAAAAATAATTACATCTTTTAACTCTCTAACTTCTTCTAAGAAATTACTAAATCTTTCTTCAAATTGCCCTCTATATTTTGTACCAGCAACCATTAAACCAAGGTCTAAAGAGTATATTTTTTTATTAGCTAGTATTTCAGAGCATTCATTATTATTAATTTTTTGAGCTAAACCCTCAACAATTGCAGTTTTACCAGTTCCAGGTTCTCCAAGAAGTAAACAATTACTCTTAGTTTTGCGACAAATAATTTCAGTTAATGTTTCAATTTCTTTGTCTCTGCCAGAAATTTTTTGGTAATCATCTCTCGAAACAACATCATTTAAAAGAACACAGTAAGCTTCAATAGCTTTAACTTTTGGTTTTGATTTTACGGTTTCTTTTTCAGTAGGCACAGGTTCAATAGTTTTGCCTACAATAAATTCATGGATAATTTCCTTTAAATGCTCATAATCTATATCATTTTTTAACAAAAATTCTAAAAACTTCTCATTACATTCTAATACGCCAAATAAAAGATGTTCAATGCCTACATAAAAGTTTTCATGATCGTCAGCAAATTCTTTAGCTTTTTTAATAGCCATTTGGATATTAGTATCCCAAATTTCATTGTGAGAGCTAGACGTAAAAAGAAGAGCATGTTTTTTGGAAAATTTTAAAATAATTTCAGATAACTTTTCAAGCTCTAATTCAACTCCCATTATGCCAGCAAAATTAATAAAAGAAGAGTTTATATTCTTCCAACAACCATATAAAACATGGCAATTATTAATTAAAGAATGACTATTTTGATTCGCAAATTCTTTAGCGTCTTTGAGAGCTAATTTAGCCTTTGGTGTCAGGTTGAAACTATCGATTTCCATCATATATTTTTACACAATTAGTTATTTAATTTCTGAAAGCTTCATGTAAATCTTCTCTTCAAGTAAAGAAAGTTTTTCAGCAAAAACAATATCTCTATTCTTCTTTCCAGAGATGATTACAATTGAATCCTTCTTAGGTAAGACCTTACCAGAGTTAAGATAATTTGTCAATCTACCTTCTCGTTCTGAGTCCATTAATAGGACGGTTAACTTGCCAAGATCATCAAAAATATCCATTCTAGCATACTTATTGCCATTAGCACTAGTTCTTGTCATAATATCAGATACAGTACCAACAAATCTAACTGTTTGGTTTTCTTCAAGGTTTGATATTTCGTTAGAAGAAACTAAACTACCCTCGATCTCATTTCTAAAGACCTCTCTTACATTATGAGAATAACTATAGCCTAATAATTTAGTTTCAAAGAACCAATTGGCAAATTTTAAATGCTTATGATTTTTTTCATAAATATCCTTATAGGGTTGATACTTTGTTTTAAATGTATTAAATCTTTTATCAGAGAAGATTCTTTTATTATCGTCTCCAACTAACTGATCCTTTGAGCAGTCAGCAATAGTTTTTAATATATCATAATTATATTTATCACCAAGAGTGACAATATTTCGCTTTTCCCTATCAGTGAGTATGTTGAATGTTTGAGCTTCTAACACTAATCTACAGCGATCCTTAGACACAAAGGAATCAAGCACCCCTGCTTGAATAAGTGCTGATAAAACACCAATATTTAAACTCGCTTGTTTAGCCGCAAGAAATACTTCATACTTATTAGAAAAGCTTTGTTCTCTAAATTCAAGCAATGACTCAAGAACTTTTGTTGAAACTCCTTTGATTGAATTAAGACCATATCTGATATTTTCTCCTTCAATTTTAAAATCAATATCTGATTTAGCCAAATCTGGTGGCAAAAGTTTAATATTAAAATATGGTAACTCTTGAACTATTTTATTAATTTCTTCATGTGGATTAGGTTCGTATTGAGCATACTTTAATAAGCTTAAAAAGAATTGTTGAGGATAATTAAATTTAAGATAAACGGTAATCGCCGCTAGGTAAGCATATGAAATACTGTGAGATTTATTAAAAGAGTAATTAGCCGAATCTTCAGCAACTTTCCAAAGAACGTCTCCAACAACTGGATCAAGATTATTTTCTTTAATTTTATCTTCAATCTTTTGCTTCCAAGCGCCCATTTGATCGACCTTTTTCTTGCCAACAATACGTCTAAGCTGTTCTGATTCATCAAGACTAAAACCAACCTTTACGACCATTTTCATCAACTGCTCTTGATAAAGAGGAATACCGCCAGTATAGCTTAATACATCATCAAAGAAAGGGTGTACAGATTGAAACTGACCATTTCTAGCATAATCTGCATATCTATCCATGAAGTCTAAAGCCCCAGGTCTTGCAATAGCTACAACAGCAGATAGCTGTTCAAGATTTTTAGGAGAGATTTTTTGACATACTCTAAAGTTAGTATCAGCTTCAATTTGGAATAAACCCTGTGGGGCTTGTAGTGTTTGAAGTGCGGCATAAATTGATTCATGATCGCAATCAATATCATTTACTTTAATGCCAAGACGAGAGCATACATCATGAATCACAGAAAGAGTACGAAGACCAAGGATATCGAACTTAACCGTCAATTCTGCCACATTATTCATATCATAACCAGAAACCACAGCATCTTCACCAGTATTTTGAATTGGCATGATTTCATCTAATTCATAAAAGCTAATTGCGATGCCAGATGGATGAACTCCAGTATTTTTAGCTAGACCTTCAATTTTTTTAGCAATACGATAGATTTTTTTATTTTTATTAGCAAATGATTTAAAAGTTTCACTTTCTGAATATGCCTGTTCAAGCTTAAATACTTTACCGAATTTTTTAGGTATGCTATCGCTGATTTCATTCACAGCTGATTCAGACATTTCACCAACAATTTTACCACACTCTTTAATGCAAAGTTTACTGCTAAGAGTGTTCAATGTAAGAATTTTTGAAGTTCTCCCTTGATACTTACGGTTAATATAATCAATAACTTCTTGGCGGCGATCATAACTAATATCATTATCAACATCGGCCAAAAGAGAACCATCAAGAAAGACTTCTCCATTATGTTCAATTTTTCTAGCACGACTTTTTGAGACAAAGCGTTCGAAGAATAAGTCATACTTAATCGGATCAATATTTGTTACCCCAACGACATATAAAACTAAAGATCCTGCGGCAGAACCACGTCCAGCACCAGTTGGAATACCTGTTTCATGACAAAAATTTAAAATATCCCAATTTAATAAAATATAATCAATAAATCCAAGTTCATCAAGAACAGAAAGTTCCATTGATAGTCTATCATAATAGACTTGTTTGTTGGGTAGTTGATCAATTTTCTTTTCTTGAACCCCTTTAAAACAGAGCTTTCTTAAAAAGTTAAAATTACTTGTATCTGGAGAACATCCCAAAACATCATAATGCTTTTTTTCAATATGAATTTTTGGGAGCTTAACTCCAACTGGGCATGGTGTTTTATAAGGTTCAATTAGATTGCTCATATCTCAATGTCGTAAATTTGTTTTTGGAAGATTTGGAAGTTCATTTCAATATCATAAAGTGCATCGTGAAGCCTCTTAGGATCATGAGGAATATTATAATGCTTTAGCAAAGTACCTTGTGATGTTTTAAGACCTTTTTCCTTATGATTTAAAAGTTTGTATTGCCATGAAACTGGGTTTTGATCATCATGAAGAATATTTTTAAATATTGCTGTAGCTAAGGATTTTGTATCAATGATTCTATCAACATAAGAATAATCACTTTTCAGACCAATCAATTTTCTCCAAATATTAATCATATAAACATCAAATCCAAGAAGATTCTGTCCAATAATTAAGTATTCTGGATCATAAAGATACTTAGAGAAATCGTTCCAAATTTTCTTTGGATCTTCAGCGCGATCTTCATAGATTCTTTCAGAGAATCCTGTTATTTTGGCTGCACCTTCAGATACTTGCAAATTATCCCATTTGATAAATCTATCATTTTTTGATTTGATATTTTTACCCTCAGCAGTAATCCAAGCAATTTGCCAAGGTCTTGAATTTATGAGATTCAAGCCTTCTGTTTCAGTATCAAAAATCAGATACTTTTGCTTGTGTTTAAATCGTAGTAAGTTTTCCTTCATATTCTTTAAATGATTCCCAACAAAATTCATCACTACCAAAATGATTTAAATTTGGAGATGATAATGTAGCCTGTCTACCAAACGAACGATTGCAAAGAATTTTATAAGTTTGCAACGCTTCAACATCACACTTATCCTTATAATAGATAGATTTTACAAGTCTAGTCTGATATTTATTACCATTGTCTGTAAAGGATAAAATTGCTTTTTCTATAACATGATCAAATGGTAAACTATTTCTTTCAATAAAGAAAATGGGTTTAATAGAACCAAAGTCTGGAATACAATTACCAAGCTGTAATTGATTATTAAATATAAAGGAATCGTAAAATGGTATTGCTAACAATAAGTTCTCGGTCCATAGATTTTGTAAATTTTCAGCATCAATTCTTCCACCGAAACGAGTATTAATTGCACTGTAAAACTTATTTAAATCTTTACAACCATCATCATTTTTTGCAAACGCAATTAACTTGTGACAAGAGTCATTGTTTTCAAAACAATTACAACAAGTAAATCTATATCCAAAAACTAATTGTAGATTATTGCTCACGCATTTTTTAAATGCTTCAAGAAAACCCACCATAGAGTCTTCAACCAACACAACTTGTTTAAGATTATTTTCTAACGCAATAGAAAAAATACTATCTGCACCATCATCTTTTTGATCAATTGGATCATCTAAAGTAAGAATACTTTTACCAATTGAAAAAGTAGATTTAAAAAGTGGTATCATGCATTATATCATAACGCATGTAAATACTAAGGTCAATATCTTTTTTGATGTTTGGGGCAACCTGCATATGATCTTTTTTCAAAATCATGTCCATCTGGCACAAGAGATTCTGAAAATTCTTGTTCAGTATAAGATTTAATTGCTTGTTTATCTTTATTTAAAATAACATAATAATCAAAAGCAAACTTCATTGGGCAATGCCACATTAACGTTCCATCAACCTTCAATTGACCTTTTTCTTTTGCAAACCCACATTGCAATGGTCCACCAAATGATTTATCGGTTGGATATGGTTGACTTGCGGCAAAATTACCCATTGCATCACTTTCAGAAAAGTTATCAATATAATCTTGAATTGCAGTTAATTGATATTCAAAACCCTCGATGTCATCGTCACCGATTGACTCCATTCGAATAGCGCCATCAGATTTTTCTAACAAATCTTTATCAAGATCAAACTTTAAAAATAAAAATTCACTTTCACGTTTTTTATACTCTGGATACAAATGTTTGACAGCAAGACTGTACATATAATCTTGTAGATTATCAGACACTTCTTTACCAATAAATTTTTTCTTACTTGTTTTAAAGTCTCTAATCAAGGCATATTTATCTTTTTTATATAAAAAAAGCTTATCAATAAAGCCTTTAATTTTATATCTTACATCACGATCTTCGTCGTTAATAGTAATTTCAAAATCTTTTTCAGATAAAGCCTGAGTTGGTTTAGCGTGACTTTCACCATAAAAATCATAATTTAAACCATTAAGAATCATATCTTTAATTAACTCAATATTTTCTTCATCGTCTACTTGTAATTTTTTTGCATGTTTTAAAATTAAACGTTTAATTCCCTTGTGAGAAAAAACATCTTTCTTTTTTAAAAGTGATTGATAAATACCTCTACGATTTTTTTCACCAAGTAGTTCAAAAATTAAATGACAAATACTTCCTCTCTTAGCGCCATCATTTGATGCATCTGGAAGACCTAATTGATATTTAGCCCAATACAACCAACTACATGATTGTACTGTTTTAATTCTACTTGCTGAAAGCGGTGTCTTAGGTTCACTCATGATGTTCTAGTATTTTAATTAAACCTGTGACATCCTTTTGACTAAAAAAGTTAAGATATTTTTTTACATAACTTTTTAAATTATTAATGTATTGGTCTTTATCTGTACTTTGATTATACCAATTTTGGAGATTATATCCATTTTGATATGCATCAGAAAAATCATTAAATGGTTCTGGGGGGAGTCTAATTTCAAGCATGTTGAAATCAAAATATTTACGTAAAGACATCAAAATCTTAACAGCGCCATTATATCCATGATTTGCCACTGATTGGAAATCGTTATTAGTAGCAATGATAATTTTCTTAACTGGAAATGAGTTTAAGTAGTTAATGATGGATGGGCTACAACCGATTCCAAAAGTTACAAGATTGTTTTTAATACCACTTTCATAAAGAGCCATACTATCTCCAATACTCTCAACTAATACAACCTCTTCTTTTTCTTTAATGATTGAATCAATAGACTCTTCTTGAGGGAGCATTGCTGGATATACCCAATTTCTTCTCTTGCCAAGATGTTTCCATTTAGGAAGATGTTCTGCATCGTCATCAATTTTACGACCGCTAAATCCTATAATTTGACTATGCTCATTATAAATTGGAAAAACCATGCGTCGATACATTTTACCAGCACCAGCAAGTCCAGTTTTATAAAATTTTAAAGTATCTTCGCTAAAACCTTTTTTAGTATAAAAAAGATAATTAGGAAAAAGCTTCTCTAACATTGATTCTGGGTATATTTCTTCCATTTCTATTGTTTCCTTTGGTATATAAAAAAATTCATCAGATTTCTTTAAAGAGCTAAGTATCTCTTTTAGTTTTTTTGGATCTGAATTAAGTGATAATTGTAATAGTTTTTCAAAAGGTAGTGACTTTGAGCCATTAACAAAATCAGTCCATACTCCAGTATTTTTATAAATACGGACTGATGTTTGATTATCTCCACCACGATATAAAGCATTTGTTCGCCAATGATTTCCAAAATCTATAAGCTTATAACCAATACTTTCTAATGTAGATTGTATTTGTGTTGGATCAATTGAAATCTGGGAGGTCGTCATCTTCGTTTTCTTCTAGTTCTGCATTTCCATCCATAAATCTGGCAATATCTCTAAGGTCTCCCTTTTCAGTAATTGCAAAATTTTTGAAATCCAAATTGACAAAGTTCTTTCTTAGTGTATCTCCAATTCTAACAGGCTCAACAGCGCCAGCAATATCCTTACCAAGGTGTCGGGCTTTAACATTAATTAACTTATGTGTGCCAAATGATCTACCTTCGGTTTCAATTTCATCTGCTGTTTTGTTTCTTAAAATAAACATATGTGAACAGAATTGAGTAATTCTATCAGAAAGAGAAACAACACTCTCATCATCAATAACATTTTGTGAATTGCGGTTATTCGTAATACCACTTCGATTAGATTGAACAGAGGTAATCATTGGTATGATTGGATTTCCCTCATGTAGAATTTCTTTTTGTACACATTTTTTAAATTTATCTACCATCTCTCCAACAACCTGCCATTCGTTTTTACCGCTACTGGATTCTGAGGTGGTCTTAATATAGTCAAAGGAAAAAATCATTTGATTGCCTCTGCCAACCTTACCATAATAAAATCTCTTTAATGTTTTAATCATTGAGTCAACATCCATACCACCGACATTATAGTAGTAAAATTTCATTTGTTTGATCTTTGGCCAAACTGCTCTAATACGATCAACAATTTCCTTTCCAGCGCGTCTCCACTCACCAGTATCAATCAAATGCATTGGAACGCCAGAAAGAGCCGCACATTGACGCATAACAAGCTCTTCTTTGCTCATTTCACCATTATCAAAGTGAAGAACTGGTATTCCGTACTTAATTGCAACCTTTGTACTATAATCCATACAGAATTGTGTTTTACCAACACCAGATCTAGCAACAATAACAGTAATGTTTCCTGGCCTTAAAAGAGAGCCATAAATTTCATTTACTTTTCTATGTGGCCCCATCATGCCAAATTCGACAACAGGATTATTACCACGATCTTCAACAATAAACTCCATTTCATCATATATGTTTTCAGGCATATCATTGCCTATTTCATATAGATTAATTTTTGAATTATAAGCTGAATCTGCTGATTCGATAATATCGGTATATGAACACTCAGAACCAATACCCTTCATTCGCTTTGCGATTTCTTGAGCAGACTCAAAAATCTCCCTTCTAACAGTGAACTTCTTTAACTCTTTAGCTGTTTTGATCAAGTTCCCCTTGGGGACTTTTCTCATAGCTAAAGATCTAATATAGTCAGATGGATTAACCCGATCTTCAAATGACAAACCTAAAGAGTTTACCCTTTGAGCAATAATAACTTCATCAATTTCCTCACTAGAATCAATTGATTGTTTTATAATAGTAAAAATAGTTCCATGAAGATTGCTATCTTCAGCATAGAAATCTTTTGAACTTATAAAGTTAGCTACTTCAGAATAGCTTTCTGGCTCTTTGATGAGAGCCGCAAGTAATTGTTTTTCTAACTCGTAATTATAAATCATCTAACGAAGCATAACACAAAAACACTGATTTGTCAATCAAAGTCTTCATCTGAGTTTAAATACTCTTGTTCATCTAAATTTTGTAAATAGCATTCTACAGCTTTACGCAAAGCTAGTTCTGTCATTTGGCTATCATATTTGGTATAAATTAATGGATTGCCATCTTCAGTTGCACATGCGAATATTAAACCTTTAAATTTTTCAGCACCCCCTGTTAATTCAAACAGTTGATTGATAATATTATTAGGAATTTTAAACTGGGGGAGGGAGTCTGGATTGATTTCTGACATATTTTTATCTATTTACAGTATAACTCCAAAAGATTCAAATAATTCTTCATTAATTGTATCATTTGGGTAAATTTCTATTAATTTTATATTATTTACATCGCAGAATTTTAGTTTTTTTTCGTCTCTTCTGAGTTGATCTAGGTAGTTCAAACGACTTCCGTGAAAGAACTTTACATATTTCGTATGTTGAGCGCCTTGAACTTCTATTGCAATATTTTTATTTGCATTATAAAAGTCAAATGATAATCTAGTACCAACTATTTTAAATTCTTCAAATACAATATCATTAAACCAATAGGGGTTTATAAAGTTTTTGACAGAGGTTTGAAACTTGCTGCGACTTGGCTTTTTCCAATTAATTAAATATTTTTTAGCATTTTTTAAAGTTGTTTCAGATCCCGTTATTGTTTTAAATTTCATTATTAATTGTCTTCTTAAAGTAAGAGATTAAGAAAGATAAGAGTTCTTTATTTTCTTCAATTAATTTAAATAAATTATCATTACCTTGAATTTTTTCTGGAAGTTCTAAGTTGTTCTCAGCAAGAAGTTCTTTAAATTCTTCTGTGACAGTAATCCAAGATGTTTTCTTATTGATGAATTCCCAAACATAAAGCATATCTACAATTTCTTTTTCAATCCATATAGAACTACCATTAGTTCTTCCATATCTAATTGGATAAGCAATAGTAAGATTTGTTTTTTCAATTGGGGATTTCTTAACTGTAACTTTAGCGAAATGTCCAACAATTGGATTATTATTAATGTCAATTTTATTGTCAGCTGGATTTTGAAGAATTAAATCTCCTTTATAACGAGGTTCAAATTCTAAAATCCAATTAGCAAAGTGAAGAAGAGCATTACCTCCTGTAGCGGTAGTTTGGCGAACTGGTGCTTTTGAGTATGGATCAAGTTTAATATCGGCTCTTACTTGGCTAATAAATACTGCCATATGACCACGTTTTGCCAAACCAATAGAAAGACGCTTCATAAAGTTAGCAGCAATAACTGCACCACCAGCAACTTTGTTTGAGTCTTCAAAGCTTTTGTCTAAATCTCCCTTAGAGATAAGACCATCAACAGAATCAAGAAGAAAATAATAAATATTGCCTTCATCATTTTTAGCTACGAGTTGACGCATTACATCAACAACAGTTTCATAGATATTGCTCTCAAAAACAAAACAAGTTCCATCTTGCCACTCTTCAGCAGAAAAAACAAATTTAATCCCAGACCTCTCCATCATTTCATTAGAAAGGCGACCTTCAGCTTTAATATAAAACCCCTTTCCTTTTGGGATTTTTTCTAAAAAGCTTTTCATAAATGAAAGGGCGGCAGATGTCTTACCACCCTCATTCATACCAACAAATCTATGTAAGCCAGGACCAAGACCACCACCCAAATGAAGGTCAAGCTGTAATGAACCGCTTGAAACTTTATAATCGACAGCTTCTTCAAAGTTATAATGATCACTTTGATTTTGTTTTAAGAAAGAACCTAAAACATCACTAGATTTTGTTACCTCTTTTTCTTTAGCTTTACTCATTTAAAAATTGTTTAATTGTTATTTGTTTCTTTCCTACTTGGGAATCCTCTCCCACCTTATCTCCAAGATTATACCTTTCATATCGAGAATAGTCAATCTTAAAATTAAAAGCTCTAAACTTTTGATCTAGCGTATCTTTCAACTTATCGCTAACTAAATAAGCTAAGGAGTCTAATTTTTTGTCAAATGTTAAGACGTTCATAAACTCTAATGAATATCTTTCGCATAAAATATTTAAAAAATTCATTTCACGCATATAAAATAAACGCTTATCCTTGATTGGGATAAGCGTCAGTTTGGCAAGAATATCTTTTTTATTAATCTTAGACTTGGCCATGCTCAAGTATATCATGTCTGATCATTTTGTCAACAAGTTCTTTAAAAGATGTTTTTGGTTTCCATCCAAGTTCTTCACGCGCTTTTGTGGAGTCACCTAAGAGAAGGTCAACTTCTGCAGGTCGATAGAATTGAGTATTAATACTGACAAGAATATTTTTTGTTTTATTGTCTATATATTTTTCTTCTAGTCCAAGACCTTCCCAATGACCATCTATTCCTGCTGCTGAAAATGCCAATTCAACAAATTCTCTAATTGTATGGGTCTCATTTGATGATAAGACATAATCTTTTGGTTCGTTTTGATTAAGCATTAACCAAATTCCTTCAACAAAGTCTTCTGCGTCACTCCAATCTCTTTTTGCATCTACATTACCTAGTTCTAAAGCGTCAAATGATTCATTATTATAAATGGCTTTTTGAATTCTAGCGACATTAGTAGTTATTTTTCTAGTTACAAACTCAACACCACGCCTTGTTCCTTCATGATTAAACAACCAACCTTGTACCGCATATAATCCATAAGACTCCTTCCACACCTTGAGAATTTGTCTCGCTGCGGCTTTAGATGCACCATATGGGCTTCTTGGGCGTAATGGATGATTTTCATCCTGTGGCACTGTAACAACATCACCGAACTCTTCAGAAGAACCAGCTTGATAAAAACGACAAGTTGAATGATAATTACGAATTGCTTCCAGAATATTTAAAACAGATGTAGCGTTTGTTTCCCATGTTTGTTGAGCGAAGTCCCAGCTACTACCAACAAAGCTTTGGGCTGCTAAATTAATAAAATAATCTGGTTTTAGTTTTTCAATTATTCTAGAAATAGAATGACAGTCAGTAAGATCAAAATTAATTAGATGAAATCTATGATCTTTAATATGCGAAAGATTTTTATGGTTATAAACACTTAATCTACGAACACATCCAAAAATTTCATAGTCAGTATTAGCTAAAAGAAAATCAACCATATGGCTACCATCTTGACCAGTAACGCCAGTGACAATTATTGTTTTTTTTCCGTTGGCAATTTTTGCTGCATCTTCAATATTTAATATATTCATATGATCTATTTTTTTACCTATATATTTATCTTGTAAATTTTTCATTTTAATTTAGTAGTTAATTAAATTTTATTAAAAATTAATTTAGGATGTCCATCATCAGTTAAAATATTTTTCAAAACATATCCTTTATTTTTTAAAAATGTTTCATGTTTTTCAATTTCTTCTTCATAAGAAATATTTAAAAAATTATAATGGCATTCAATTTCTATGTTAGAAAAACTAGTTTTATCAAAATCAATACCATTGATAATCTCAAACTCATACCCTTCAGCGTCTAAAAATAAATGTTCAACTAACGATATGTCTAGTTCGTTTAAAATAGATTGCAATGTTCTAGCTTGAACTGTAATTGAGTTTGGAAAACTTTCCGATTCTGGTTTCACTATAGAATTCATTGCTGAGTAAATTTGATGAACTCCCATTGTAATTTCATTGCCGATGAAATCATTAGAAACTAAAGCGCAATTATACACTTTACATAAATCATTGCCTCTTGACCATAAACAATGTTGAAATGTATCTGGACTTGGTTCAATTAAAATACCAAAATATTCTGGATTATCTTTAAACTGAAGAGAACGAGATTGAAAATAACCATCGTGAGCGCCAGCTTCTATATAAATTTTTTTGTTTTTCATATTAATATGTATTTATTATTTCTCTATTATGATAAATCTCTCCATGCTGATAAACAATATCTTTAAAAAATAAAAATTTGTCTTTTGATTCTAATGAGTTTAGAGCTATATATCTTATTATGTGGTCTCCCCATCTATGCATATATATTCCTCCTGTTGCATCTAAATAATTATAAAAAGATTGATATTCATTTGATTTAAACCATTGTAAATCTAAAATTTCAAAATTTGTATAAAAAACTCTTCTATAATGAAAATCTTTAGTTTCGTCAAAAATTTTACTTTTGTTTATTTTTCTAAAATATTTTTCAGATATTTCCCATAAATCTTTAATTACAGCAGGGTGATCGTGCTGTATATTAATATAACCATATATGGCTTTATTTCTATTCATTTCATGGAAAACATTAGATTCGATTTCGCTTAGAATTTTAGAATCTGTGTCTAATCTCCAAATATATTTATAATTATTTAAAATTGACTGATCAAAAATATCTCCAGCAAAAAATCTACACATATGCCTATATCCAATTGGGAACCCAACATTATTAGGGTCTTGTGGGTGAGGAAAATATTCTGGTATTTTTTTTATTATTTCTTCTTCATAATTTGGTATTTTAAAATCAATCTCTTGAAAAATTAAATTAATTTCATATAAGTTTTTTAAATATTCTAATTCGTTTATAGGAAAGTTTTTTTCATGAAAACAAATTACATCACAAGGATGATTTTTTAGATAAAATTTTACTAATCCACTTAAAGAGGATTTAAAATCATTCTTATCCTCTTCTGAATCATTTAATAGATAAACAACTGCTCCTTTCATAATATCCATCCAATTTGATATCCCTCAAAATATTTTTCAGCGCCAATGTCTTCCATAAATTTATTTACATATTGAGATTTGCCTATTTTTCCATTTGTAAAAAACGCATCATGATCATCAATAACAATAAGAGTTCCTTTGTTTAATTTACTAATTAATGCACAAAGCTCTTTTAAATGATGTAACTGTGATGGTATTGGATTGTCAATTTCAACATCAAAAGAATCTAAGTAAACAAAATCTATGTTTTCATTAATATTTAAATTCCATAAAAATTTAACAGAATCACTAGTAGTTATTTCTGTTTTTTTGGAAACCATTTTCCTAGCGTGTCCACAGCTGTCTTCAGATATATCTACAGATAAAACTTGGCCATCATAATAATTAATAAACTTATCAAATAAATATGTACTACAACCATCGTCGCCAAAACATAATTTTCCAAATGATGCTCTCATACATCCAGTTTCAATTATAGTATAAAATTCTTTATTTTTTGATTCAAGAAATTCAAAAATTTTCAAGAACGAATCCGCTCTATTTCTTATTGGATTACCGAAATTAGGTGTTAGTAATTTATTATAATACCTTTCTTTAAATATTTGAGAAAATTTCATATGATATTAGAGTTTGAAAAAAATGGTTGTGTTGGAAAGCTGAAATTATAATTTGTATTTTTTAACATATACTTATCTGGTTGATATATAACAAGTTTATTATAAGCTGACGCTGATGAACAAAATGATGAATTTGATGATATTATATTTTTACTAAAAAACAAACATAACCAATCTATATAAAACTCATTATTAATATATAAAAAATTTAAATTTGGAAACTTTTGTTTTAAAAAGTTTAAATTTTCAATAAAAGATTGATCTTCTGTGAAAATGTTTACATTTTTAATCCAAGGATAGTTTATTATCATATTTTCTAAACATTCAATATAATATTTTAAATTAAGCCTAATGTCTCCAGCTAATTTAGCATAATAATGTTGAAAATCTGTACCTCTATAATGCATAGAAATAGAATCATTTTCAAATAAATTACCATATTTATTGTAAATATAATTTTTTATATCTTCTTTAATAATCAATTTATCAAATATTTTTTTTGTTGGATAAAGCGGACAATTATAAAACCAACCACTTAAAATTGAATTAGTGGGAAAATTTATAGAGTTGTTGTATAACAAGTTAATAGAATTTATTAAATTTGATTCATCTTGCGCTTTATAGGTATTTAGATCATCGCTAAATGATTCTGAAAAAATACTTACAATATCGTTTGGTATTGATTGCTTATATTTTTTTAAATCAAATACTTTATCAAGATTTGAATCGATTGGTATTTTTAAATTTAAATTTTGTTTTTCGCTTAAATTTAAACAAAACATTAAATGCAGCATGTGGTTTCCAAATGAAGCATTTGGCCCGTTTGCTGACAAAAAATTAGGATTAAGAAATATATTCTTCATATCATGTTTAAAATTTTATTGCATACAGAATCTAAATTAAAATAGTTATTGCATACATATCTACCAGATTCAATCATTTTATTATATTTTTCATCAGAAATACTATTTAATAATATTTCTAAGTTATCAATATCATTTTCTCTTATTAAGATACAAAAATCACTCCAATTAATTTCATCACTAAATGGTGTTAAAAACTCATCTGATATATAAACTGGAACTGATCCAAGTTGAAGTATTTCATAAAATCTAAATGACGATCTTATGTTCCCTCTTGGAGCTAATGAGAATTTTGATTTTTTTGTAATTTCTATAAAGTTTTTTAATTCGTTTTCTGATATTAATGGGGTCCAGTTTTTAATAGAAAAAATAAAATTATTATTATTTTTAAATAGATTATAAACTTTATGTCTAATGGGGTGAGTCATTGATCCAACAAAAGAACATAAAATGTTTTTGTTTTCAATATTATTTTCAACACTTAATGGAGTCGTTATTAATGGAATGGGAATAATTTTACCATTTCCATTTTCACTACAAGAAAAAACTAATGTATCTTCTGGTAGGTTATATTTAACTCCATCGTCGTGTTGAATAACTGTAAAATATTTTTTATCTTTTGGCAAAGAGTCTAGAATAGATTGAATATCAATTTGGTAATTATCATTATACAATGTTGTCCAAAAAGCTGGAATATACTGTCTCTCTTTTAGATTAAAACTTTGAATATTTTTATTAAAAAATTTAAAAAATGAATGTTCTATATAATCTTCTATATTGCTATACGGTGGATATGTTGGGTACTTTGGTGGATATGGGATTAGTAATTTTTTTTTATTGTTTAAAAAATTAAATACAGAAGTCATAAGATCTGTTTTATCTTTTAAATTTGCTGTAAAATTAGCATGGAATATTTTTATGTCAGAGGGAATATTAAAAGACTCTTGTTGTGAGTACATTTTGTTTTCCATTCCAATTGTGTATGTTTTATAATCAAATAATCCCCATTTTAATAATGAGAAATCTTGACTATTTAGTAATGAGTTGGCGCAATATTGATCATCAACATGAAAATCAAGATTAACTAATAATTCATTAAAAAATTTAATTGTTATATCGTTTTTAATACATGCAAAAAATCCCATACACACCCCAGAAGAATCCCATTGAAATAAAATATCTTTATCTATGAGTGAATCTCTTATATAGTTTTCTATATCTGAACATATTAGAATATCACAATCTGAATGAATCATAACTTCTCCATTATCACACTGATTTAAGCTATCAATAATATATTGTATTTTATTAACCATAGAGTCTTTCCACCCATTGGAATGGTAGTCTCCAGAACATTTTTGCGTTATCTTTCTAACAATTAAATCTAAATTACAATTTTCAAAAAAAGATTTTAAAAAAAGATCTAATAAGTGTTTGTGTGAATCGCTATAAAATGTAAAAATTTTCATGTATGTTTATATTTAAATTTTTTAAAAATTTGTATTGAGATATTTTGATTTTATTTTTAATACTTCATCTATAGCTTTTTGTAAAGTATCTTTATTGCTAGATACGCCAAGAGGGTTTCTATAATATAAACCAGAAGTAATATCCATTCTGCTTAATTTACCACCGCCTTTTAGAACTCGAAACCACATATCATAATCAGCTGCAGAAAAATAAGAGGTATCAAACAATCCAAATCTATCATGAATAGATTTTCTCCACATGGGGAGACAATGTGGTGAATTATGAGTTAACTGATTTTCTAATGTTCCATCTAATGCTGGATAAACTTCTTTATATTGACAAAATTCAAAAAATTCATTTTCTTTGTGAGTTACAATTGTTTGGCCATAACAAACATCAGAATCTAAATTTGATTCTAAAAACTCAACTTGTTTCTGTAATGAGTTGTATGATCTCCTATCATCAGTATTCCAATTTGTTAATAGATCTGATGTAGATAACTCCACTCCTTTATTCCAAGCTTCATAAACAGAACAGTTACCAATATTGATATATCTAATATTCTTAAAAGATAAATATGGTTCTATTGATGATATTTCATTATCTGGAGACCCAGCATCTAATAATAAAAATTCACATTCATGAAAAATTGACTGCCTTTTAATGTCCTGCAGAAAATGATCAATAAACTTACCAGCTTTAAATATTGAAACAATAACTGATACTCTGTACTTCATGCTAATGCATGATTATACTATCAAAGCTCTTCTTCTTCAAGAAAATCTTCAACATTTTCAAGATCTGGGTTTTCTGTAAAAATTTGATCTTGATCAATGAATGTAGAATCATCCCATCCCCAATCTAATCCATCATCATCACTTAATAAAAGCTCTTCAGCAGATGCCATTGATGAAACAGGTTTAGCTGACCAGAATTTACAGCTCCAATAACGAGCTTTCCATTTAGGACCAACATTAGTGTCACACTGATGACGCGCTCTAAAACTCTTTCTACGCTCTGGATCATCACGACGAATTTCCATATTTGGATCGCCAAACTTAACCATTACGGTATTACCTTTATCGTTTTTTACATAGACACCAAATTTTTTATTTGATCCACTAGGTAATCTAAATGGTTTATTGAGAGTCTTTTTTTCGGCTTCTGAATAATCAATATCATCTAATTCAATATTACCTTCTTCTTCAATATCAACACCTGCCTTAACTAAATCAATACGAGCTAAATCAAAATCAATTGAATCGAATTCCCAAAAACAGTCTTCTGGTTTTCGCTCATAATAAAGTTCCTCACCTCTAGCAACATCTTGATCAGCAGCGCGATAGGAGTCTTTAACTTTACCACCTTTTTGCATTTTTAAAAACATATTAACTCTAGCCATTGCCCAACTGTTTCTAGTTTGGCCAGGTCTGTGAGAAACAGAAAATGCACCAAGTCCACGACGATAAACTTTTTTAAGCTGTTCTAATGTAACTTTTTTATCGTATTTTTCATTATGATCGCTAACTTTTTGTTTTAAAGAGTTAATTACTTTTTCAGTAAAAGTAATTTTTGAATCAGAGTCTGAAGAGGCTGAATCTGGTTTATTTTTATCAGAACCCTTTCTTTGCTCAGATGGTTTGGATGGAGTTTGCGCTCCGCTTTTTGGTCCAGATCTAGATGCAGCATCTGACTCAATACCAAAAAAACTCTTTAATTTTGATGAAAAATCAACTTCCATTATATTAATATTACACAATTTTTTAAAAAAAATCTATATTTTTATTAAGATTCACATGTAGAACACGATAGAATAGATCTACTAAGCTCTTGAGATGGATTGCTAGAGCGTTGGTAATATAACCCCTTAATCCCCTGTTCCCAAGCAAATATCATTAGTTCGTTTACTTCTTTTGGTTTTGTGTTTGGTGGAATCATTATATTTAAAGATTGACCTTGGTCAATATGTTTTTGTCTTTGAGCCGCCTGTATAACAATTTCTTTTTGTGAAATTTCACCAAATGTCTTAAATACATCTTTTTCTTCTTGCGTTAAGAATTCTAAGTGTTGAACAGAGCCGCCTTTAACCAAGATAGACTTCCAAGTTTCTTGATCATTTTTACCTTTCTCCTTGAGAAGTTTTTCAAGGTGTGGATTTTTATATGTAAATTTACCCTTCGCAAGATCCTTAACAAAATAATTGCTGTTAAGAGGTTCAATAGATGGAGATGCTTGACCAAGAATGAATGAGCTGCTAGTGGTTGGGGCTACTGCAAGAGTAGTCGAGTTACGACGACCGTAACCTTTAAGCATAAAGGGTTCTCCAAAAATATTTGCAAGCTGCGATGTTGCAATATCTGATTTTTCCCTAATAGTTTTCCAAATTTGATTATTCATCATTTTTGCTTCTATTGACTCAAATGATATTAACTTCGATTGAAGAAATGAATGCCAACCAAGAACTCCGACACCCAACGCTCTTTGGTTGATTGCGAATTTACGAGGCGCTTCCATAAATTTAACATTATCAGTTTTAATAATAAACTCTGACATTACTGCATCAAGAAAATAAACAAGGGTTTGTACAGCATCTGTTTCTACAATCTCGTCCCATTTCTCAAGATTAAGAGAAGAAAGATTACAAACGAATGATTCATCTTCATTATTTGAAAGCATGATCTCATTGCAAAGATTAGAATTATTAATTCTTAGACCTTTATCTTTATACATTTGTGGAGCCTGATTGTTTGCATTATCAGAAAAGAAAATGTAAGGATATCCAGATTCAAAACGTTTTTTAATAACAAGACCCCATATTTTACGGGCATCCTTATCTCCATCAATCATCTTATTCATCCATTCATCAGAAACGCAAACACCAATTGACATTTCTTGGATTTCATGACCCTCTCCACGAATTTTAAGAAACTCTTCGATGTCTGGATGATCAATTGGGAGGTAAGCAGCAAACGAACCTCTACGAACGCTTCCTTGAGAAACTACATTCATAAGTTTATCGTAAAGCTCCATAAAGTGAACTGAACCAGTAGATTTACCGCCAGATGAAATCTCAGATCCTCTACCACGGAGAGCACCGAAATATGCACTAGTACCACCTCCGCTTTTAGTCATTTGACCAACTTCTGCAACCTTCTCAAGAATAGAAGACATTTCATCAGCAATGAAACTTCCAAAACAAGAAATAGGCAAACCTCTTTTACGACCAAAATTTGACCAAATTGGACTTGATAAAGAATAAAAGCCCCTAGCCATGTAATCGCAGAATTTATCTGAGAATCCATCCATATCGCCTAATAAAGACTGCGCTCTATCACCTATATCTTTAATTCTTTGTTCTGGTGATTCACCTTCAAGTAGATAACCTCTTTCAAGAAATTTTCTTGAATCTTTATTTAACCAATATATTTCGCTCTTCATAAATTAAAACAAATCGTCTTCGCTGAATGATTGATTTTTCTTGCTGTACTCCACTGGTCTTGAGTGGAAAAAGTCAGTCATGTTGTTACCAAGAAGTTCTTCATCGAACCATGTTGTTGATGATAACAGTTCTTCGTCAATTTTAAACACTTTTGGGAAATTAATTTGAGATAATGATTCATTAATTCTGTTTTTGATAAACTCCTTTAAGATTGGCGCTGACAAACCTTCTTCATTAATTCCATTTACCATCCAATCAACAATTTTTGATTCTGATTTAAAGGCTTCTTCCGCTTCATGAAGAATTCTTTCTTCAAGCTCTTTATCAAAAAGTTCTGGATGTTCTTCTCTAATTGTATTAATAATTTTAATACCAACGAGCGCGTGAATATTTTCCTCATTGCGAGTATACTTTACTTGTTGATCTGTATCTTTAAGAACATTCTTAAAGCGAGCGAACCAATTGATAATATAGAATTGTGAAAAAAGCGAGACATTTTCAACAAAAAGAGTGAATAAAATTAAAGCATAAAGATATTGCTTCTTAGAGTCTTTATAAAATTTGTGAGTATATTTCTTTAAATATTTAACTCTACCTTGAATCCATTCAAGTTTAAGATTTTCATCGAAAATATCTTCAAGATCCAATACGCTCAAAAGCCTTTCGTATGCGCTGTTATGAATAACCTCAATGTTAGCCATTACATAACCAAGATCTTGAAGAGATGGGTGAGGGAGATTTTCTCCAAGTTTAGCCCAAAATGTTTTTACAGCAACTTCAATTTGTCCAACTGCTGATAGAGTGCGAACTATAATTTCTCTTTCTTGGTCAGAAAGTTCAGTTTTAAACTGTTGAACATCAGCCTTAAACGAGAATTCTTTATCTGTCCAAAAGCCATTATGCATAGCCTCAATAAATTGTTCAGTCCAAGGGTAAAGATTCGGTTTGCGGGAAATTTGTTCTTCAAAAATCATAGTAATATGTTTTACACTATACCCTAAAATTAAAATTTTACAAGACGAAAATTTAGTATTTTTTTTTCTTGACATCATTTTTTATTTGGTGTATACGATAAACAAGTAGCTTTACTTCTAGCGACGAAAAGAAAAAAACGTTTTCTAAAAACAATAAGCTTTACGAATAAAATATATTTTAAAGTAAAGTGAGAAGTAAAAGTTGACGTAATTTGTTAGAGATAAGAGATCTAAAATATATTTTATTACGAATATTTTTTTAAATATTGACATTTTGGATTATTTAAATTATGATCTGACAAATGCTCCTAAGTAATAAGGATGTTAATAAATTATTCCTATGCGCAAGTGCAAGTTGGCAGTGCGTAATAGAGGCGCTTAATTATGAACAAGCGGCTTCTAGAGCTGTACAGGAAATGGTCGATGAAAATGGAGCAAACTTTTCAATAGGCGCTGTAATTTCCGTGACTGAACTTTCCCCAAGAAAAAAAGACTCTATCTTGATTTTTTCACCAAAGGTCTTAGCAGATATTGGTATGCACACTTTATCATCAAATTTATTAAACATAATAGACAAAGATACAAATGACGACAGTTAAAGTAAATACATTAAGTACTATAAGGTATCCAGCAAATGAAACTGATTCTGGTTATGACATTATAGCTGCATCAGATCCTTTCATTCAGGGGATCGCTATAGATAAAACAGATGATTATCTTGCAATTGATTATATTGAGTATGATACTAATTTAGTTATTGAACCACAGGATGGTTACTATACTTGTGTTTTTCCAAGATCCTCAATATCAAAATATAACCTTACCTTGGCAAATTCAATAGGCTTGATTGATAATGGATATAGAGGTGCGATCAAGCTAAGGTTTAAATATAACGCACAACCAATTGATTATAAAATGCATGATAATGGTAAATTATCAATCTCTCTTAACAAAAATAAGATTTACAAAAAGGGAGATAAAATTGGGCAACTTGTTTTTGCAAAAATATTCAACCCCACAATTGAAGTTGTAGAATCATTTGAATCAACAGATAGAAATAATGGAGGCTTTGGAAGCACAGGTCAATGACTACAATAATTGGAATTTCTGGGCCAGCAAGAAGCGGCAAAGACACTTTATGTAATCAATTTCTTGAGATTTTTCAAGAGATGGGTATAAAGGCTAAAAGGTCAGCTCTAGCAGATCAATTAAAGTTAGAATCGAAAGATTTTATATTTAATACTCTTGGTATCGATGTTTTTACTGAAAAAACTGAAGAGAAAAATATAATTAGGCCGTTTTTAGTTACGTGGGGTACACATGTTAGAAGAAAGCTTGATCCAGATATCTGGATTAAGAAAATTCAAGAATCAATTGAAGAGAACTCTGTTTTAATTGTTCCTGATATAAGATTTAAAAATGAATTTGATTGGGTTAAAAATAATAACGGATACATGTTTTTTATAGATCGTATTAATGAAGATGGTGAACTCGTCCCAGACGCAAATCAAGATGAAGCTGAAAACAATACATTTTTAAGAGAAAACTCCGACCATTCATTTGTATGGACTACAACTGATGATAAAAAAATATTAATTTCTGTTGCTTTTGAAATTATTTCTAATACAATTAGTGAAGAACAACTTTCGCTATGGAAACAGACTTACTCCTTATAAATAGAATAAAAGATCAAAACGACAATTATAGTCTTAAAGAATTAATTGATAGACATTCTGGTATTTATATGGATATAGTTAATAAGATTATATCTGATTCTTGCGATTTTGTTAACAAAACAGATGTTATAGCTGATAAGGATTTCACTATATACAACGCAGCATTAAAATACAACCCAAACCTAAATACAAAATTTCCAACATATCTAGCAAATGAAACACGTTGGAAGTGTTTAAATTTATACAATAAAAATAAAAAAAGAAAAGAAGACCCTTTAGATTATCACGAAAATGATAAAGAAGTTTCTGGAGATTTTATTGTTGATTTACAAAACTCAGAAATACTTAAAAAGATTTATAAACTAGCTGAATCAAATGAAGATAAAAGAGTTAAAAAAATTCTTGACATGCGTTATGGTTCAGACTATAATAAACTCATACCTTGGAAGAATATTGCGAAAAAACTTAGAATGAGCATACAAGGATGCATCAATATTCATAATAAGTTTATAGAACAAACAAAGAAAGAATTAGAAAATGTTTAATACAATCGTAACACTAGCACATCTTGTAAAAGATCCAGAAATCAAACAAACCCAAAGTGGTAAATCAGTATGCACAATGAGAATTTGTGTCTCCGAAAGTCAAGCAAAGACAAAGTGCTTTATTGATTGTGAAGCGTGGGATAAGACAGCAGAAGCCTGTGCTAAATTCATGAAGAAGGGGAGAGAGATTATGGTTGAGGGAGAGCTTTGCATGTCTTCTTGGACTAATAAAGAAGGTGTAACACAAAGTCGCCACTTTATCCGCGCAAACAAAGTTAAGTTTATGAACTCAGCGCTTAAAAAAGATGATGGTTCTGGACCTGCAGAAAGTGAATCTACATACAAAACAAACAAGAAGGCAAACACTCCAATTTCAGAAGACTCTGGAGATAACACTGAAGATATTCCTTTTTGATGAAATTACTAGTAGAAGCTCCTCTTAACTCTCTTAGTTTTGGAAATGTTTCCTTTAATATTCTTAGAGAGTTTTATAAGAAAAATGTAGATATTGGAATTTTCCCAATTGGGAATTTAGATATTTCTACTTTTGAGGTTCCTCAAGATTTTGGTCAATGGTTACAAAAATCTATTGATACTAGATTTGATTATCTTTCAAAAGATATTCCTGGTTTTAAACTTTGGCATCTTAATGGAAGTGAAAATAGAAAAAATGCAACTCAAAACTTATTAACATTTTATGAATGTAGCGAACCAACGGAACTCGAAAAAACCCTCTGTAAAGCCCAAGACAAAGTATTCTTTAGCTCTTCTTATTCAAGAGATAAATTTTTATCTAATGGTTGCGAAAATGCAGTCTATGTCCCTATGGGATTTGATAAAGATTTTACCAAAACTAATAAAACATATCTTGAAGGTATAGTTCATTTTGGTTTGATGGGTAAGTATGAAAAGAGAAAGCACACTGGTCAGATTATTAAATCTTGGTTGAAGAAGTATGGCAATAATAATAAATATCAGTTGAGTTGCTGCATTACTAATCCGTTTTTTAAACCAGAACAAATGCAAGCTATTATTGAAAATGTTCTTGAAGGTAAGAGATACACTAATATTAATTTTCTTCCATATCTGAAAACAAACAAAGAAGTCAACGAGTTCTTAAATGCAATTGATATTGACTTGACTGGTTTGAGTGGTGGGGAAGGATGGAATTTACCAAGCTTTAATGCGACAGCTTTAGGTAAATGGTCTATCGTTCTTAATGCAACATCTCATAAAGATTGGGCTACTCAAGAAAACAGCATTCTTGTCGAACCAACTGGCGAGATGACTGTTGAAGATGGAGCGTTCTTTAAAAATGGAGATCCATTTAATCAAGGTGTCTTTTATACATGGACTGAAGAGGACTTTAATCTTGC